ATTAGCGAAGTTAATCGTAAACACAATCAAATGTGACTTTATGATTATCAACGCATCGGATGAAAACAATGTTGATACGGTAAGAACAAAAGTTAAGAACTTCGCATCATCTGTTGGGTTCGCTGGTTTTAAAGTAATCATCTTAGATGAGTTTGATTATATGACACCGGGAGCACAGGCAATCCTTCGTAACTTAATGGAAACATTCAGTAAGCATTGTCGTTTCATCTTAACCTGTAACTACATTGAAAAAATCATTGACCCTATTCAAAGTCGTTGTCAATCATTCGCAATTACTCCACCTACTAAAAAAGATGTGGCAGTTCAGGTAGCAAAGATACTGGATGCGGAAAAGATTAAGTATGAACCAAAAAATATGGCCGATGTGATTAACTCATATTACCCAGATATTAGAAGAATACTTAATACTTGTCAATTACAATCTGCAAAGGGAGAATTAAAAGTAGACCATAGAGTTATGGTTGAAGCAAACTTTGCAACTAAACTTATTGAACTTTTAAAATCGGAAGATGATAAAAGAAATATGTTTATGAAAATCAGACAGGCAGTAGCAGATAACAAACTAAATGACTACTCAGAAATGTATACTATGTTATACGATAAAGTTGATGAGTATGCAGCTGGAAATACTGCAAATGTTATACTTACTATTGCAGAAGGTTTATCTAAAGATGCATTAGTAGTAGATAAAGAAATAGTGTTTATGAGCACAATTATACAAATTTTAAATATTATAAAATAATATGAATCAACAACAAATGGGTGGGCAGCAATTACCACCAGATTTCAAATTAACGGATGCTAGAGAAATGCTATGCGATTGTGGAAACAATACATTTATGGATGGTGTAAGATTTAGAAAAGTATCACGTTTGTTAACGGGTAATTCGGTAGACTCCGTTATTCCAGTTCAAGTGTTTTTATGTACTAGTTGTGGTAAAGCATTTAATGAAATGTTACCAGAAGAATTACAAGAAACTAAAATTATAAAATAATGGCAGCTAAAAAGTTATTTGACCATTTAAATGCAATAACTACTGAACAAGACCCAAATTATTTTGATAAGTTATCCGATGAAGATTTAAAATCATGGAGTAATTTTATGATTAATCGTTTTCTTTCAATGAAATCGGAGTGGGTTGAATTAGTAGCATCTTTACTTCCTTTGACGCAAACGTTGGAACCAAAGGAAATGTACAAATTATATATAAATGTTATTCCAAAAGGAAAGTATTTCTTAAAATACATCAAAGGTAAATCGGAAGATAAATATGAACAATTTATAATAGATTTATTAAAAAAAGAATATGATTGTTCTGAAAATCAAGCAATAGAATATTTGGAAGTTCTTTATTCTTCAAGAGAAGGTAGAGAATATATGAAATATGTTTGTGAAAAATATGGCATAGAAAAGAAGCAAATTACTAAATTGAAGCTTAAGATATAATTTGGTAAATCCAATTATTTATCTTATATTAGATTTATTATGGCAAGAGTATCATTTTCACAATATAGTATGTGGCATAGTTGTCCACATCAATACAAATTAGCATACATAGATAAGTTAGGAGAAAACTCTTCTAATATACACTCAATCTTTGGAACCGCAATGCATGAGACACTCCAAAATTATTTGGAGAAATGTTTAAGAATATCAAAGTCACAAGCTGACAAAATGATTGATTTACAAGAGTATCTAAAACAAAGGATGAGAGATGCATATCTTAAAGAAACCGAAGGGGAAATAGGAAATACAACAATATGCACCAAAGAAGAAATGGTAGAGTTTTTAGAAGATGGAAATATCTTATTAGATTGGTTTCAAAAACCCAAAAACTTTAACAAATTCTTTTCGTTAAAACACGATGAGTTGGTAGCAATTGAGCAACCTATAAACACAAAGATTTCGGAGAATGTAAATTTTATGGGTTTCATAGATTTAATTATCAGAGATACATTTACAGGTAAATATCGTATCATAGATTTCAAAACTTCTACAAGGGGTTGGAGTAAATATCAAAAATCAGACCCAGTTAAAAACGCACAAATCCTATTATACAAAAAATTCTATGCAGAATTAATTGGTATTTCGGAAGATATGATTGATGTTGAGTTTATCATATTAAAAAGGAAGGTCGAAGTTAGAGAGGATATTCCAACACATAGAATGAGTAAGCACATTCCCGCAAATGGTAAACCTTCTATAAACAAAGCATGGAAAGGTTTTACAGATTTTGTAGAAAGTGTATTTGACAAAGATGGTAATTATAGAACTGATATAGAATATCCAAAAAATGCAACCAAATTATGTGAATGGTGTGAATTTTTTGATAGAGGAATATGTGATAGAGGATTAAAAAATCTAAATTAAATAATATATATTTTAAATAAAGTTATGGCTAAAAAGAAAATTCTGTTACTTTCCGATGACCTTCGTATGACGAGTGGTATCGCAAATGTTTCAAAACAATTAGTATTAGGAACTGCTGATAAGTATGATTGGGTTCAATTAGGAGCTGCAATCAAACATCCGGATGCGGGTAAAATATTTGACCTTAGTGAGAGTGTTCAAAACGAAACAGGTGTTAAAGATGCTTATGTAAAATTATACCCATCCGATGGATATGGTAATGCGGATATTATTCGTCAATTACTAATGATTGAAAAACCAGATGCAATTCTTCACTTTACCGACCCTCGTTATTGGATTTGGTTATATGATATTGAACATGAAATCAGACAAACTTGTCCATTGTTCTTTTATCACATTTGGGATGATTTGCCAGACCCAAAATATAATCGTAATTACTATGAAAGTTGTGATTGGATTGGATGTATTTCTAAACAAACCTATGGTATTACTCGAAGAGTTTGGGGATGGGATAAAGAAAAACATTGGGTTAAACCTGCCGATTGGCAAATAAGTTATGTACCACATGGTATCAATTCGGATTTATACAAACCAGTTGATGTTCCATCTGATTTCAAACAAAGAATATTTGGTGATAAAGAATATGATTTTGTATTGTATTGGAATAATAGAAATATCAGAAGAAAACAACCAATGGATGCAATGTTGGCATTCGATGAATTTAGACAAACCCTAAGACCGGAGCAGCAAGACAAAGTTTGTATGTTAATGCACACCGAACCTGTACAAGAGCATGGAACGGATTTACCTACATTCGTTGACCATTGTATGCCTGATTCAAAAGTTATATTCATACCTGATAAATTTAGTGAAGTAGAATTAAACTATCTTTATAATTTAGCAGATGTTACAATTAACTTAGCATCTAATGAAGGATTTGGTTTAGCAACTGCAGAATCAGTAATGGCAGGAACACCAATCATTGTAAATGTGACGGGTGGTATGCAAGACCAATGTGGATTTAGACAAAAGGGAAGTGGTAAATTATTGATGGAAGAAGATTATGTAGAGATTGGTTCTTTACATGACCGTTACAAAAAGAATACGCACGTTTGGGGAGATTGGGTAAAACCAATTTGGCCAGTACGTTCAACAACAGGTTCAGTTCCTACTCCATATATTTTTGATGATAGAGTTGATTTCTTAGATGTAGCACCTTTAATTAGAGAGTGGTATGATATGGGAAGAGAGGAAAGAAAGAAAGCCGGACTTAAAGGTAGAAAATACTTTATGGGAGAAGGTAAATTGAATAGAGAAGCAATGTGTCAAATGTTAGTAGACGGAATGGAAGGTGCATTCGCAAATTGGAAACCACGTAAAAAATATAGTTTAATTAAGTTATAATATGAAACCAACATTAATATTTCAGGCACCAGTTGCCACCCGTTCCGGATACGGAGACCATGCGAGAGATTTATTACACTCTTTATATAAATTAGATAAATTTGATATTAAAGTAATTAGTACAAGATGGGGTGCAACTCCTATGGATGCACTTAATTATGATAAACCATTTCATAAATGGATAGTAGATAGTATTATTCCGCAAATTACTGAAAAGCCTGACATTTATATTCAAGTGACCGTTCCAAATGAATTCCAACCTTTGGGA